GCTTCATCAAGATTGATTAAAAAAGAATATACTAAAATAAAAGAACAATTGTGGAAAGAATATTTTTGGTCAAGAAGTTATTGCTTACTTACTACAGGTGGTGCACCAATTGAAGTGATAAAGAAATATATAGAAAGTCAAGGGAAGGAAGTATGAGTTTGCTTAAAGTATACAAATACAGAATATATCCAACAAAAGAACAAGAGGAATATTTGGTAAAAGTATTTGGTTGCGTAAGGTTTATATATAACAAAATGCTTGCTGACAAAATAGAATATTATAAACAAACAGGTAAAATGTTAAAAAATACACCTGCCAAATATAAAAAAGGATTTCCTTTTCTAAAAGAAGTAGACAGTCTTGCCCTTGCAAACGCACAACTAAATTTAGAAAAAGCATATAAAAACTTTTTCAGAGATAAAAAAGTAGACTTTCCTAAATTCAAGAAAAAGAAGGGTTATCAATCTTATACAACAAACAATCAAAATGGTACAGTGACCATTATAAATGGTCATCTTAAAATACCAAAAATAAAAACTATGATAAAAATAAAACAACATAGATTGTTTGAAGGTAAAATAAAATCAGTAACAATATCAAAAACACCTACAGGTAAATATTATGCTTCAATACTTGTAGAAATTGAAATAGAAAAATTACCTAACACAGATAAAAAAGTAGGAATAGATTTAGGATTAAAGGATTTTTTAGTATTATCAGATGGTACAAAGATAGAAAATCCTAAATGGTTAAGACGAATTGAAAAAAGGATTAAAAAAATTCAAAGAGATTTAGCAAGAAAAAAGAAAGGTAGTAAGAACCACGAAAGAACAAGATTGCGTTTAGCAAAACTGCATGAAAAAATATCAAACCAAAGGAAAGACTTTTTGAACAAGATTTCCTCTAAAATTATCAACGAAAACCAAGTTATAGTTTTAGAGGATTTGAAGGTAAAGAATATGCAACAAAATCACAGATTAGCCAAAGCAATAAGTGAAGTATCGTGGGCAGAGTTTAGAAGAATGTTAGAATACAAAGCGAAATGGTATGGTAGAGAAATAATAATAGCACCAAAAAATTATGCTTCAAGCCAAATATGTAGTAAATGTGGATATAAAAATCTTGATGTAAAGAATTTAGCATTGAGAGAATGGAAATGCCCAAATTGTGGTGCTATACATGATAGAGATATAAACGCAGCAAAGAATCTACTAAAATTAGCCATGTGAATGGTAATATTGGGATGGAACAGCCCTTTGAGCGTGGGGAATCTGGCAACAGAAGTTGCCTTGACCACGAAGCCACCACATCTATAGGTGGGGGTAGTTCACTAAAACTGCAATAAAGGTGAACTGAGATGAAAAAACAAAAGCAAAAAGAACACAAAATATGTACTAGTTGTGGTAAAAGCAAATTAAAGGATAAGAATTTTTATTTATCAAATTCTCCATTTGATGCAGATGGACGAGTCAATGTGTGTAAAGACTGTATTCTTGAAAATGTTGACGTTACAAATATTGAATCGGTAAAAAGCATGTTAGCTAGATTAAATAGACCGTTTATTTTTGAAATGTGGAATAGCTCTGTTGAAGAAGGTAAAAATCGTAACAAAAATCCTTTTGGTCTTTATATTAAAAGCCTTCTTCTCAATGGAAAATATAGAGATTTAACATTTTTCGATACAAACGATAAATTAATTACTAATAATATGGAAGAAAATAATTTTGAAAGAGATATTTATTCACAAATAAATATGTCTCCTGAAGATTTAAAAAATAAAGAAGATGTAATAAGAATGGTTGGCTATGATCCGTTTGAAACTGAGCATGAAGCTGATAAGAGACATTTATATAATAAATTAATTGATTTTTTAGATGAAAGTACATTAGAAGATAGTTTTAAATTGCCAGCAGTAATTGAAATTGTAAAGACTTTTAATCAAATTGATAAAATTAATCATGCTTTAAATAGAATTACATCAAATGTAAATGAAATTAACGGTAATATTGGAAATATTAAATCATTATTTGAAGCGAAATCAAAAATGTATCAATCAGTTCTTGCGCTTGCAAAAGATAATGGCATTTCAGTTAATCATAACAATAACAAGTCAAAAGGTTCAGGTACTTTATCTGGAATCATCAAGCAGTTGCATGAAATAGGTCTTGAGGAAGCAGAAATTAATTTATTCGACATTGAAACTGCTGCTGGCATGAAACAGGTTGCGGATATAAGTAATAAAAGTATTTTTGAACAATTGAACTTAAATGAAAATGATTATACTGACATGATAAAAGAACAACGTAAAATGCTTATTGAATTACAGGATAAAGTTGACCAATTAGAAGAAGAAAATAGATTATTAAAGATTAAAGTTAAACAGTTTGAGCAAAATTTCGAAAAAGGATGATGTGTAATTAAGTTGGTGATTTTATATTATGAATATAAACGTTAAAAGCACAAAAAAGGAAATATCCCAACGGAAATTAGAAGGATATTATAAATTAGCTCAGATCATTAGATGGGGTAGAAGACATCCTGTTAATTTCTGTAGACGTTTTTACGGCATCGACTTTCTAGACAATCAAGCTTATGTCTTTATGAAAAGTTGGGTGACACCATTTAATGTATGGTGTCAATCTCGCGGAAGTGGAAAGACGACGATGGGTGCCCCCTTTATTATGGCGAAATCAAATTTATTCCCGAATATGCAGATATATATACTATCTGGTGTAGGATCGCAGGCACAAGAAACATTTATGAAAATAGAAAAAATCGCAAAAAAAGAAATTCCGTCTTTTACAGGGTTGACCGATATTTTCTATAATGAGACTGTAAAATCTATTGCAAATAAAGATGGGTTTACCCATAATCCTGCTTCATTTCAATACAAACTTTATAATGGATCAGCAGTTAATTCGCTTAATGGTGCTTTTGACAATAACAGATCTAAGAGAAGTAATTTAAATTTCTATGACGAAGCAGGATTTGCGCCAGATGAATTATTTGATACTTCAATGCCATTCATAACTCAGGATAGTAACTTTAAACTTGGAGGAGATATTGATCTAGACACTCTTCCAAAGCAAATACCTAACCAAGCCATTTTTGCATCATCAGCGTCTAGTACAGATACGTACTTTTATAAGGTATATAGAGATTATGCAAAAAAAATGATCATTGGTGACAAAAGATACTTTGTTGCTGATATTAATGCAGAAATCGTGCTAAATCCGACTGTTCATGGAAAATCTTATCCCGGTCTTCTTCGTAAAGAAGTAATCGATGATGCAATGAAGAAAAATAAAGAAAAGGCACTTCGCGAATACTACAATAAATTCAGTACAGAAGGCGGGGATAATCAAATTATTAAACGAGCGACTATTATTAGAAACAGCGAAGTTCGTCCCCCTGTTCTATACAATAATCACGGAGGACTTTTTGCTATTGCATATGACCCTGCTCGTTCATATGACAACTCAGTATGTATGGTTGGAGAAATATACTACGATGAGCAAGTCGGATATAAAATGCGTATAGTTAATGGTGTAAGTTTTGTTGATATTGCAAAAAAGAAAAAAACACCTATGCGTACACCTGAACAAGTAGCAGCAGTTAAGCAAATGTTGCTGGACTACAATGGTAAGGGATTTGCTGACTATGAAAATATAAGTGCTTTGCTGATTGATAGTGGCGCTGGTGGCGGCGGTGTGAATATTGCTGACTATTTTATGGATGATTGGGAAGACGCACAAGGTAATAAACATCGTGGTATTATTGATAAAGTTGAATCTTCTGATTATGTAAATAGATTTCCAAATGCTTTAGATAAAGTAAAGTTACTTAGTCCAAAGAAATATAAAAATCAATTATTTGATGCATTAATCGAGATGATGAATCTTGACCTTATTTCTTTTACTGCTGAATATGACATGAAAGGACACCTTGCTCTGTATGAAAACAGAGAAGTTGAATATGAAGATGAAAAGAATAACAAGAAAAAAGATATTCAATCAGAACAAAAAATATATAAA